CAACACAAATTCTTGAACCCAGTCTAATGGAATTAAAACATGCCCATCAACTTTCTCGGTGCTTCTAATCGTAGCTTTGGTGTTTGTGTTCTGGTACTCAACAATATAGGTAGATGTTTCTGTGTCCCTCAATGGAAGACCCATTGGTAATTGGGTTCCATCAAATCTGGCATACAATTCATCTAGGTGATGATCAACCAACTCTTCCGAGTCACTCTCAACATCACACCTCTGTACAGTTAAATTTCCTTCGCACAATTCTAATAAATCAGACATACAACCAAAAGTAGATATGTATGGAAGAGATATGACAGTAGCTTGTCCCTCATTGTAATCCTCCTCATCATCCCGGGCTGCTAACAACCTGGGTAATGCCGAAACAGCAGTATTACCAGTGCGGGCATAGTAAACCCAAGGTTTATAACCAACAAACATACAGAAAAAAGGACGAGTCTTAGCTGTAGTGGTTGTTGTTTTAAACTTTGGATACTTGTCAATCTCAACTCCATCACCAATGTTACAGAGATCAATCCCTTTAAAAGATTTCCCATTTTTCAATCTAAATGAAAAACCTTTCTTAGAATGCAAGTGAAACAAACCATTGAACTTATATGACAATTCCTTGTCAAAAGTATTAACATAAGGTAACAAACCCACCTCACTCATACTCAATATGTTCAACTTATTTTGAATAACGTTACGTAGAAGATTTGGTAACGCTGGAGCATTGTCCTTAACACCTGGATAAGCAATTGCTTGCCGATACAGAAATGCTAACTGGGTACATGTTTTCAAAAAATCTAAACTAGTTCCACCTGTCTTTTTATCAAGATAGGTTAAAACAGCATTTTGATTTTTTAAATCAAACCCAATATTACCAAATTCCCTAACCAAAGATTCAAGCCATGGTCTAACGTACACAATTTCTTGTTTTGGATAATATACAGTTCCTAATTGAAAACTTGGAATCTCAGTAACCTCCAAAAACGAATCACTGTATGTAGAATCGTCATTAACATAATAATACTTACCAAAGCCAGGATTTTTCGACGTCCTCCTTCCAGATGAAAAAGGATCTTGAATAACGGGAGGAGAGAAACCCTCAGGGGGATTATACTCTCTACCAGTGCCATCAATATAGACCGACTCCTCCTGACATCGTAAATAATAAAAACTAAATATGACCTCATGCCTCACTTCTTCTTCCACCTTACTCTCTTTCACTTCATCATTTCTCTCTGTCTCCTCGATTGGCTCCTTAAAATGTAACCAACCACAATGACGAGCATGACAACAATTCCTCAAAAAATTTACACACACATCTTGATTTACTCCCTCATGATTATATGGACAACTAGTGTTAATACAATCAGAAAGAATAAAAGATCCACTTCTCCAAGCATATGGACAAGATTTGCTTATCTTACCGTGTTCTCGCTCTGCAAATGTCTGAATTCCCTGACAAGTAC